GATTAATACTAGATAAAATCAATGAAATAATAGACTATATTAATAAAGGAGAATAACAATGGACTATTTATATAAAATATATGGTTGGAGATACGTAGGAGGTATAGAAATGGTAGCTAAGACGCCTTACAAAGACAAAGCTTACACAATAGCTGAAAGTTTAAATGCAGAAGACTATCACCAATATATGATAATCGAACACGATAACAAGAACGATATTGATTGTCCAATCGCTAGAAAAAGTATATATAAGACACAAGGAAGAGTATTAAAAAGAGGTGGCAAATAATGTATAACTTGTTTATAAAATTGATTTATGAGCTAGATTATAGAAAGTTTGATATTGAAGAGCTAGAAGAAATTAAAGGCATTTTAGAAGAATTTAAAGGTAAAGTGTTAGAAGTAAGATTAAAACACGTTAAAGAAGAAACTGCAGAAGCTAGTGAAGATACGCAAAAAAGATTATAAAAGATAAGGAGAGAAAAAATGAAATCAGAAGCAGATAAGATTGAAGAATTGTTTAAGAATTACAAACAAGAAGGTGCTTGTATATTAGCTATTAAAAAAGATGATGAAGAAACTTGTAATCCTTTTATGAGTGGTAAGACTATAGAAGTATTATTTGTATTTGAAGAAATAGTTAGAGCATTAAACAAAAGGATTCCTAAAGAAATGTTAGAGATGGCTTTTAATGTAGCTTTCACGGAAGTTGATTCAGATGAAGATAATTGAGTGGCTAAGCGAGTTTAATGCAGAATACGACGCATACTCGCAAATACTATATATCAGAAAGGCTATGAAAGTTAGTGAATTTATATATTTAAAAATGGTGTTAGAAAATTTTAGATATAAATTAAAAGATATTATCATAGAGGACAAATAAGAGGTGTAAGATGTACGATTTTAGTAAATGTAGATACATAGAAGAGAAAATGACAATCTATACTTTTACGACATTTTACTATAACAGGTTATTAATTAAAAAAAGATATAAAGAGTTAGATAACAACGCAAAGAGATTCTATCGTTGGTATATATACGCTAATCAACATATGAGAGATATGTTTAAAGACGCTGTATGGGAGTATCTAAATGATGATAGAACTGACGAAGAGTTAGAAAAGTTATTACCTTATGACAGCGATAAGAGTAAGAAATACTAGTTGTGTTGATTCTTTCTCTTTTTTTGTGTATAAATTAAGTGAGGTTATATCAAGTGCATTGATTAAAAAAGATAGGTGATGTAATGGCTAGAATTGATGAATGGTTACAAGAAGATAAACTTATTCTTCTTGAAGGCTGGGCAAGAGAAGGCTTAACAGATGAACAAATAGCTAAAAATATGGGAATATCAAGAACTACTTTATGGGATTGGAAGAAAAAAGAGCCGAACATACTTGACACCTTAAAAAAAGGTAAAGATGTTGTCGATTTTGAAGTAGAAAATGCTTTATTAAAAAACGCATTAGAAGGAAATGTAACAGCTCAAATCTTTTGGCTTAAAAACAGAAAGAAATTACAATGGCGTGATAAAGTAGAAGACTTTACTACTGCTAATGAATTAACTAAGGTAGATGAATTATTAGCTAAGATAAATGAAGAGGCTAAGAAATGATATTAAGCGATAAGCAAAAGGAATTTATAAACAATGCAACGCACAGATATAACATAAAAGTAGGTGCTCGTAGATGTGGTAAAACTTACTTAGATAACTTGTGGACAATACCATTTAGAATAAGAGAAAGAGCAGGTCTTGATGGCTTAGTGTGTATATTTGGTGTTAGTAAAGGAACAATAGAGCGAAATGTATTACAACCATTAAGACAAATCTATGGCCGTGAATTAGTTGGTATGATTGGCTCAAATAACACAGCTAAATTATTTGGTGAAGAAGTTTATTGTTTGGGCTGTGAGAAAGTTAATCAAGTCTCTAAAATTCAAGGTACGTCAATTAAATATGCTTATGGTGATGAAGTAGCTAAATGGAATCAAGAAGTCTTTGTTATGATTCAAGCTTCATTAGATAAAGAGTATAGTTGCTTTGACGGAGCATTAAACCCAGAGAATCAAAACCATTGGCTTAAAAAAGATTTCTTAGACAGAATAGAGCAAGATGAATTAGATGTATACGTACAGCACTACACGATATTTGATAATCCTTTTTTGCCAAAAGAGTTTGTTGATAACTTATGTAAAGAGTACGCTAATTCAGATGTATTTTTCAGACGTTTAATCTTAGGTGAATGGTGTAATGCCGAAGGAGTTATTTATAGAAAATTCTGCGACGAACCGAACTTATTTATCAAAGACAAAGCTGTTGATGAACACGGCAACAAACTAAACTTTATGATTATAAGCATAGGCATAGACTACGGAGCTACAAAAGGTGAAACTGAATTTAAAGCGACGGGTATTACACAATTCTTTAAACAAGTATGGACAATAGATGAAGAGAAACTAACAGGCTTACATTCTCCAGAGCAAATGTACGAAAAATTTGTAGAATTTTATAAGAGAGTTAAAGAAGAGTATGGCAAAGTTACGCATTGCTTCGCAGACTATGGAGCATTAGGCCAAGTTATTACGTTTGGGCTTAATAAGTATTTACAAGAGCATTCAATACCTTTATTTGTAGATGATTGTATAAAGGGTAGAATCGTAGATAGAATAGAATTAGATTGTCAACTATTTGGGCAAGTAAGAAGATTCATTTTAAGAAAGTGCAAATATTTAATAGAAGCTTACACGCAAGCGCTATGGGACGATAAACACGAAGACGAAAGGCTTGATGATGGCACTACTCCTGTTGATGACTTAGACGCTAGCGAATATTCAATGTTTCCTTTCTACGATAAATTAGTTAGAAATATAGGTGGGTGATACAATGCACGAAGAATGGCGAAGAAATAAATATGGGGGATTATTTAAAGTAACTAACGACTATATGAATAAAAAGATAAGAGAAGGCAAACAAAAAGAGATTCCAGAAGAGAATCAAGGCATTAATTACGGAGATTTAGGAAAAGGTGGCGACACTTCATATGGCAGAATGGACGGCTCAAGAGATACTGGCCATTTTGGTACAGGTACTTATTTTGTTAGCCCAAAAGGTTATGCAAGCGAGAGCTATAAAAAAAGGCCTTCAAATACTATAGACTTTAGTGAATACGATAACTTATATAAACCTAGTGATGGTAAAGAAGCTTTAGCACTACACGATTATTTAAGAAACATTAATAGAGGTGTTGATAGATTAAGTGAAGATGATTATTGGAAAGTTTGGCGTATTCGTTCAAGCGAGGACGAAGACTATGACTATTTTTCAAACACTTATAAAAAATTAAAAGATATGAACTATAATCCTTTAACATATGACGAATACAAAAATGATAGCTATTATAAGAACTATGGCAAAGGCTATGATGTGTATTTAGATGATTTTAAAGACGATATTATATTTACTCAAGACAGGATCAAAAGAGACGCATTCCCCGTAGAAACTTTCCAATTTAAGCAAAGAGGAATAACAAATGAGCAAATAAAGAAAGCATTGCAAAAAGTTAAAGAAGCGAAAAATAAATTTGATAAAATGAGTTATGACGAGCAACTAAAACAAGATAGCTTATCTACAATATTTATGAAAGAACTAGGCTTTAATGGAATTGATGTTAGATTCATTCCAGAAGTAGACGACACCACTTATGGTAGTGTTATTTACGACTTAAACAAAAAGAGGAAGTGATTAGATGAAATTAGAAGATTTTTTAACTAAAGAATACGGCTATAATACAGATTGCAGAAAAGCAATGGAAAGCTATTTTAAAAAATGGAGAAGTTGGTATGAAGGCAATGTAAAAGATTTCCACAATTATTATATTTATAATGGTGATACTAAGATTTCACAAAAGAGATTTACTCTTAATATGGCAAAAGAGATAAGCGAAGATTGGAGCGACATAAATTGGAGCGAAAAATGTAAAATATCTCTTAAAGATGAGAAAAGTCAAAAAGACTTTGATGATTTAATAAACGAATTAGACTTATATGTATTAATAAATAGCGCAATAGAAAAATGTGGAGCGCTAGGTACTTCTGCTTTAGTTACAGGAGTTTACGATATTATAGAAAACAACGATAGTATGACTTTAGATGTAAGCGAAGCAAAAACTAGAGTTGATTTAGTAGATGTAGATAACATTTACCCTTTAACTTGGAGTAACAAAGGCATTACAGAGTGTGCGTTTGCTTCAAGAGAAACAATCAAAGGAGAAAACTATATAGTTCTTTCAGTTCATAAATTAGATGAATCGGGTAATTATGTTATTATCAATCACCTATTCAAAGATACTAACAACACTCTAACAGAAATTGAATTAGACAAAACAATGAAAGAGTTTAAAACTCAAAGTAATAAAAAATGGTTTGCTATATTCAAGCCATTATTAACAAACAATCTATTTAAGAACAGCCCTTTTGGTATTCCTCATTATGCAAATGCTATAGATAACTTACAAGCTGTAGACATTGCTTTTGACGAATTGAAAAATGAAGTATTACTAGGAAGAAAACGTATCTTTGCTAGAGCTGATATGTTCACATATGAAGACGGAACACAAAAGAAAGTATTTGATAAAAATGATGTTGCTATATATCAATTACCTAAAGGAGCTACAAAAGACGATTTGATTCAAAGCGATACAGATGATTTAAGAACTGATAAGCAAATAGCAACGCTTAATATGGAGCTTAACTTACTAGGTAATAAAGTAGGATTTGGTGAGAATCACTATCACTTTGATGGAACTAACTTATCAACAGCAACAGCAGTAGTAAGTAGTAATTCTAAATTGTTTAGACGTAAGAAAAAGTTAGAAGTAGGTTATGAATCATCTCTTTACGATTTAGTAGAAGCTATAGCTTATGCGTCAACTAAGTTCGGCAAATATAACATCAATACAGAAGATATGGTAATACAATTTGATGATTCAATTATAGAAGATAAAGAAGCTGAATCTAATAGAGCAATGAGAGAAGTAAGCGCAGGCTTATTAAGTAAAGTAGAATATAGAATGAAAATATTTGGAGAAACAGAAGAGATTGCTAAGAAGAAAATAGAAGAGATAAATGCTAGCAATCCTCCAGCAGAGGAGTTAGTCGGTGAATAATGCTAAATGACCAAGTTATAGAACAATTAACAGAAGAAATAATTAGACGAATAGAAAGAGTTAATACATTCACTTTAAAGAAAATAGGCGAAGTATTAGCAGAAATAGGAGATATTCCACCATCAAGAGCTTATGACTTAGCTATGATTCTTAAATATGGTGGAGATTATGATAAGATAGTTAAAGAGCTAGCTAAGATAACAAACTTAAACGAAAAAGAAATATTAGAGATATTTGAAAAAGTAGCTAAAAAGAATCTGGCGTTTGCTCAACAATTCTATGAATACAGAGGAATGAATTATATTCCATACGAAAAGAATATAGCATTGCAAGAGCAAGTAAGAGCTATAGCTAAAATAACTCAAGATACTTATAGAAATTTATCAAACACATTAGGATTTGTAAGAACTAAGAACGGCAAGAAAGTATTTACGCCTTTAGCTCAAGCGTATCAAGAAGCTATAGATGATTCTGTTACTGCATTAATACAAGGCAAAGAAGCGTTTAATAGTGCAATGACTAAAGCTGTTAGAGAGCTTTCAGCTAGTGGAATCAAAACGATAGAATGGGAATCAGGCTATCATAGACGTTTAGATTCTAGTGTAAGAATGAATCTAAGAGGAGCATTAAGAGATTTCTCTATGACGTTACAACAGCAATTTGGTGAAGAGTTTGGAGCAGATGGCGTAGAGATTAGTGTTCACGAGAATCCTGCGCCAGACCACGCAGAAGTTCAAGGCCATCAATTTAGCATTAATAAGTATGATGATAATGGCAACTTAATAGAAAAAGGAGAATTTGAAAAGCTCCAAGAAACTGGAGTAGCTAAAGACTATAAAGATAAAGTAATAGATATACATAGGCAACTTAAAAATGGTGATTTAACTGATGATTATAGGCCAATAGGCCAATTAAACTGCTATCACTACATATTTAATGTTGTATTAGGTGTAAGTAAGCCTTTATACACAGATAGTAAGCTAAAAGAGATAAATGATAAAAATGAAAAAGGCTTTAAATTAGATGGCAAACACTATACAAACTATCAAGGTTTACAATTACAACGTAAACTAGAAACAGCTATAAGAAAGCAAAAAGATAGGCAAATTATGGCCAAAGCTTCTAAAGATGAAGAAGAAGAATTGTTAGCTACACAAAAGTTGACATATTTAACAAATAAATATTTTGAGCTTTGCAAGAAAAGTGGACTAAAAAGTAAAGTTGAAAGATTAAACTTTCTAAGGAAATAAAAGCTCTTTGCTTTATAGACAAAATTGTTTTATACTTAAAGTGCCTCTAGTAGGTATAACCCCTTACTAAAGAGAAGTAGCTAAACACTTCTCTTTTTGATTTTTCAGAAGAAATGGTTTATAGTTATAGCGAGTAAGAGAGAAAGGGTTGATTATATGATTGAAAAGATTATAGGTACAATTATTACTTTCTTACTTACAACAGCGCTAGGCTATTGTGCAAGCTCATTGAAAACATATAAAGAAAACGCAAAGAGGACAAAGGACAATGAAAAAATCCAAAACCAAGCGTTATTAACGCTACTTCAAAATTCTTTGACTAATACGTTTTTTATGTATGAATCAAAAGGAGAGATTCCAGACTATGTGTTAAAAAACTGGTTGAATTTGCTCAAAGCTTACGAGGCTTTAGATGGTAATGACTACGTACATACTCTAGCGACAAAAATGAGCAAATGGAAGATAGTTAAAACAGACATCTTATAAAAGGGGGGTTGATATGTTGATAAGTGTAATAGTTCTTTTATTTGAAGTATTATATTACAGCTTATTTATGAAACTAACTAGAGGGCAAGGCAAGATATATAATTATTTCATATTGTTTGTTATAATAAGCTTGATTGTTTCTTTTGCAAACGTGAAGCAGTTTAATATTTATTTTATATTTGTATTTCTTACATATATTGGCTTGAAGTACATAGCAAGAACTAAAGTTAGTTTTTACGAAGTGTTAGTAATAATAGCAATGTTACTTTTAAATATAGTAATTGAATTGCCTATTTATCTAATAGCCTATAGAGTCTTACACATAAGTAGATTCTTAACAACAATCATATTTGATGTTGTGAAAGTGTTAGCTGTTATATTGCTAAGTGAACAATTAAATATAGCCTATCTAAGATGTAAATTATTATGGAATAAAAATAATTTTTACATAAGATATATAACAAGCATATTGATTTATTTATACGTAATAACAACTATTGTTTTATTAATGTTATATAGATAGGAGTGATAAAAATGGGTGATTGGCCAGGAAAATTATTCTTTGGAAAGAAGAGAAAATAACGAGGTGTTAGAATGTTTGATTTGGACAAACTATCTTACAGAGCTTACGGAAATTTAGTTATAATCGTTCTGTTAATAATAGCGACGCTTATTAACTTGTTTCCATTTTCTTTGATAGAATTAATATTGTGCATAGTGCAGATTCCGTTTTATTTAGTTATAAGAGCAAGCTTTGATGAGCCGATACACGCAATAGGCTTGAATATTTGCTTTGTAGTAACAATATTGTTTTTCACTTTA